TTTTTTTCGTTCTTTATCTGTGAACGGTACTCAAAGAAAAGAGAGATCTCTCTCAATACCCTGAAGAATCTCAATTTGAATAGAATACTCATCATTCTGATCTTAAATTTTCTATTTTTTTCTTGATCTTGTTACGAGCTCGTCTTATGCGTGTTGCAATAGATCTTTTTTTAATGTCATACTTTTCCGCTATATCCTTATACTTCATTCCATTAATCTCGCGATCTATCATTATATCTTTATAGAGGTCAGGAAGTTCCCTAATCTCCTGGATAATACTTTCGTAGAGCTCGTCAATTTTATTCTGGCCATTGATAAAGGTCAAACTAGGATCATCGAACACATCATAATAATCTCCATTTGCCATATTGTGGCAGTTGTATAACGATTCCATAGACTCGTCGTCGGTGGAGACGAATTTCTTTCTAGATTTTAAAAGTAGCAATGATTCGTTACGGGCTATGTTATAGCACCACGTAGAGAAGTTACCTCTTTCAGAATCATACTGCTCAATTTTCTGCCAAATCTTGGACATCGTATTCAAAAAAGAATCCTGGGCTAACTCCATATCTTTAAGAATGGTGAAGCAATGGTTAGTCAAGCCTGGTTTCAAACGCTCAAATAATAACTGGAAATTTCTCTCTGATCTAGTTTCAATAAAATTCTCTGCAAGTCTCTGTATATTTATTTCTTTTGTCATATCAAATGGTGGGATCTATTATTCCTATTCTTGTAATTTCTACACCAGCCTGTAATAGGAAGGGTAGAGAATCTAGTTTTCTATATAACTCTTTGATTACCAATCTTTTTACGCCGGACTGAATAATTAGTTTCGAGCATTCGTAGCATGGTGAAAGTGTTACATACATTGTCGAATCAACTGAACTAAGAGTGCTTTTAGCTAATTTGGTAATGGCGTTGGCCTCTGCATGAAGAACATACGGAAGCGTTTTATTTTCCTCGTCCTCACACACGTTTGGAAATCCATGGGGAGATCCGTTATAGCCGTCAGAAATGATCGACTTATCTTTCACTATCAAGCATCCAACCTTATGCCTCTGGCAGTGCGATCTTTCTGACCAAACCTCCGCCATCTTTAAATAGATCACATCCTTTCTCAGTTGGGCTCGATCCGTTATCTCGGAAGCTCTTTCTAATGAGTCACTCACACAGGAAACTATATTTCCTTCTACAAGCTTAACTGAAAAATAATTGAATGATAGAATATTATCTATCGACGGTAAATCTGATTCTTTCATAGGCTGAGGAGTTTACAAATGTATGGTAAATAAACTCCGGAAAAAAACACTCTAAAAGACCGTATTAACAGGTCTGATCGGGTATGAATCAATTGTATTGATATCCCGCTCGTTTGTATTCATCTCAGAAAGTACAGAATACATGTCAGAAAGCATTTGTTTCAACTCATTAAACTGTCTTTCTCCTTCTTCATATTTAGTAATCGTGACTGCGAATGTTTCAGGGAATTTTATATTTTGCCCTGTTGTACTCTCTACCTCGGTTACTACCTCTCGAACCGTCTGAACCTGTACTGGAGGTGGCGGTGCAACAACAGGAGGTGGCGGGGGAAGAGTAGCCAGCTTCTCTTTTATCACTGACAATTCTGAAGAAGCAGCTTTTTCAACAATAGCTTCCGCCGGTGTAGGTGTTCCTGGTTTATTCAATACATTTGGAACGTTCTCAGCAAGTGCAGAAATTGGCTCTAGAATCGGAGAGGTTTTTTCCGCCCCTGGTGTTTCAGCTGCAGACGATTTCAATTTTTCAATCTGCTTTGCTATCTCACTTTTAACATCTACTAAAACACCCTCCCCTTCTTTAGATTCTTGTTCTCTGAATTGGTAAGAAGGTAAAAGGTTCTTGGTAAAAGCTTCTAATAGGCTCAGAACATCATTCGATTCTTCTTTTTCGGTTGAAGTAGTGGTCGGGCTGTTCAGTATCTGATTTTCACTCTCTATCTGGGATTGAATTTTTTCATTCAGATTGTAAGGTTCAAATCTAGAGGCTGGGTTTGCTTTGAGATCAGGATAAACCATAATGTTACCCGCTTCATCTCTGGCTAATATAACATTCTCCGAACCCAGCACATTGCCCATTAATTTTCCTGGCTGGATATTATTCAGATAAGCTTCGAATTGATCGAAAGTATTTGTCTCTAATGGAAAGATCTGGGAATTCTCAGGAAGTAAAACCAATTCCGGACCTCTTTCTCCGATTATTGCAGCTCCAGTATTATCCATTGTTCCGCCTTCCTCGAATCTCGGGATACTCGATAAAAACCGGTTTGTGTTTGCAGCCCCTACCGGATTGAGTATAGAAAATAAATTCTTGGCGGACTGATCTGCGCTCTCACCCTGATCTTTTACAGTGTTTTTGAGAGAATTTATTCCGTCGATTAGATTAGGGATACCTGAAAAAATTTCCTGCGGATTGAATCCTTCAGAAATCGCTGAATTTAAATCCTGCGATGATGCAGACAAATCCTCGATCGAACTGCTCAAATTGGCCAACCGTTCATTCATTGAAGATTGATTTGATGTAATCAGTTCCAAGGATTTATTAAAATCCAATAAAAATTCCTCGCTTATAAAGTTTTCAGCCACGTTGAATTATATATCAGAACTTACCTTGAGCTGGGATTCGATAAGCTGAAGACCTGTACCTTTCCATTTTCCGATGTAAGCTCCTGGTTCTTCTTCTCGATGTGTTCGTTCAGTTTATCAACCCATAATTGGAATTCCCAATAAGGTAGTGACTCTAACCATTGCGGGTCAGTTTTATAGTCATTCCATAATCTGAACTTAATATCAAAGAATGTCTCCAAAGATATTTGAAATAAGGAAAAGAGATCTGTACCCTCCGGGAAAGGATATGGGGGCGGTGACCTCGGCACCGCAATTGCATTTAATAAATGCGCTTGGTTTAGTTCCAACTTTCAATTTGTTGCTCATTTCGAAAGCAAGAGAAAATTCTTCTTTTGTCCAATAATCTATCTCCCTCATTTTATTGATGATTAGCTTCTCGTCTAGATTACGCCAATCATTAAAAATATATGGAGCGATCTTTCTAAAAGAATCGTCCATTTGGTACTTCTTAGCTTTTTCTGATCTGAAAAAAGTTGTTAGTTTTTCCATTACACCAACAGAGGGTATAAAGAAATTCAAATCCCGATCAATCTTAGGAATATGAAACTGGAAGCATTTATTATCCTGACTGTAGTATGTAGTGATTTTCTCATCGAGTTCAAATCTATTTAACACACCAGTTCTGAGTTCTATTCCTCCACCCAGCGGACAGTCTTTCTTAGTGCAATCCATTTTAGGCTTTAGGATAATCCTATTTTCCCCCCGTAGAAAGGTTAGATCACGTATTGCCAGAATAATATAGAATCGATCCTCATATTTGATGTCTCGGTAATCGCTGAGACCTGAATCACCAAAATAAATACGCGTGCATTTATCTAGTACAAAATTCAATTTTTCTTCGATACTGATTAAATCGGATTCCTCGATTGTGGAAAAGTGACGTATCTCTTTCACCTCCGCGGCACGGATTGCGATCTGTGTATTTTCTGGGTAGAATAAGCCTTGAGTTGGTAATAATTGCAGTGGAAGATTCTTCCACCCACCGTCCATTCCCACATGGGTTTGCGGCTGGGGTACTTTAACAGCTTTTCCTAGATTAGGTCTTTCAGGCAAAGCATTGATTGGTTGTTCTTCCTGAACCACCGGTGGCTCTATGATTTCGGGAACTTTCTGATCCTGCTCTTGCTCTTGCTCTTGCTCAATGCTTGGCTGATCGTACTTAATGCCTGAATTTATTTCTTTTTCTCTCAGAATTTTTTCTGCCATTTCACCATCGACGTCTTTTATAAGTTCGTCGGGTCTAAGTCCAAATCTTGATGCCATGTTGTTTATATAACCCCCTTAATAAAAAAACGGATTCCAATTTTTTATGGAATCCGTTAGTAAAAGTTTCTTATTTTGGATTATAAGAACTGGTCGTCCCAATAATCCGCTTTCCATTCGATCGTCACAGTATAGATAGCGTTACCTTGATCGTAGGATAAAGGCATCTCATTTATACTCGATGCGATAAAACAAGATGGAATTCTTATTCTTCTAAAAACATCACCTCTTTTATTGAAGACAGAGATAAGCATGGATCCAACGTAATCGGTTTTTAATCCCATCGCTCCAGTTAATGGATTATAGATTAAATCCGCCCACTGTCTCAATATCTTGTAAACTGTCATCGAATTTGTGTCATCCAAGTTAACCTCAAATGCAGTGGAAAAGCTCAGATCTGAAGTAGATGGTTCACCACCAGCATATCTTCTGGAAGCAAATTTATACTTCTGTTCAACTGGTGTTGCCGGAGCTATATCAACAGCTAGTCCTTCAACGCTTTTAATCTGCTGGGTCAAAATAGACTCACCCTTATAGGTGATTCCAGCCGCAGAAATACCTGCGGGAGGTGTTATAAGAACCTCAAACTGATTCAAATAAACCGGTTCGTAGTTGAAAAGCCCGGCTTTTGAATTTGTGAAATGTGGTAATCCTGCCATTATTTATGTTATTTCAATTTTTATAGGAATAAATCCTCCCAATAATCTACTGCCCATCCAAACTGACTAATCTCGAAAACTGCTTCACCCTCGTCATAGTTAAGGTTCATTGCAGAAATCGCTTTGGTTGGGAAGCAATCGATACATCTCACTCTTCTGTAAACGTCTCCTTGCTTATTGAACATGCTGATTGTCATAGAACCAACATAATCTCTTTTCAAACCCTGCGCTCCTGTTAATGGATTGTAGATCAAATCACTCCATTGACGAAGGGTTTTAAACACGTACATCGAGTTAGTCTCATTCAAGTTAACTGTAAAGCTCATCAGAACATCCATGTATGTGTTGGTTGGTTTGCCCCCTGCATAGTTTCTTTTTGCGAACTTATACTTCTGTGAGATAGGCTCTGGAGTTTTATCTAGTGTTAATCCGCTCAGCGACTTAACGTGTTGCAACAATAATTCTCCTCCTCCAACCGCAGCGGGTGGAACGATCAGAACCTCAAACTGGTTGAGATATACTGGTTCGTAGAGATTTATCGCCGAAGACGAATTTGAATAATGTGGTAAACCTGCCATTTATGCGAGTATATTTTTTCTATATATCCAGAAGGGAAGTGAACTAAATTCCAAAAAGAAAGCCCGACTAGCGGGCTTTCTATTTTTATTGTTACTTTTTGTTAGCTGAATGTTACGAATCCGCCTGCTGCGATTCCGCCTGTTCTGGTTACTGTGATTCTATTGATCAACTTCTGTAAACCTCTAGCTGGCTCGATTCTGATATCGATAATACCCATATTCATATCGATTACGTCAGGTGTATTATTAGAAGCATCCATGATTGTCTGGTAAGTGTAAATACCACCAGCAGCTCTTACGCCATCAAGATAGTTATCAACCAAAGTCTTGATTTCCAATCTCACTGAATCTTCATTGAAATCGAAGAGGTAGTTTGAAAGGATTGCGATAGTATCGGTTTCGATAGAAATCAAGAGATCTCTAACGTGAACAAGTCCGAATGCCGAGCTAACTTGCTGGTAAGCAGTGTTGTTACCGAAGATAATTGTTCCGATTCCTCTTCTTCTGATAATAGGATTCATTCCGAATGGTTCGAGATTAGCTCTATCTGCATCGGTTAAATCATATTCAACTCCTACGATATTACCACCTGTGATAACACCACGTTTTTGTCCTGCTACGATCGAATATGGTTGACCTGTGCTGAATTTCAAAACAAAATTGTTTGAAACGTAAGCTGCGGGAGGAACGTTGATATTTCTGTTATTCTCTCTGACAGTAATGTAAGGAGTATAGAATGCAGCAAATTTGGCTCCCTGTGCTTCAGAAGGTAAACTGAAAGTATAAGAAGGATTAAGTGCTAAATTACCGCCATCTACGATGTACCTTGTTTCTAAAGAAGGATAAGGATCGATAGCTGTAGGTGCGTTGGTGAATCTAGGATCTGTAGAATCTCTAAACTGCTCCATTGAAGGTGCGTTGATAATTGCCAAAGCTTGCATTCTATTCATTGCCAATTTACTCAATTGGTATTTAGAATTTGGCAAGATCTGACCGCTGAAAGTATCAACAATGTAGCGGTAAGCAATAACGTCTGGCGAAGCCAACGCAGATGCAATATTAGTTTCGTACATAACATCCAAGATCTCACTGACACGAGCATCAGTTCCATTAGGACGGTTGTAATCAGTCATGGTGAAACCTTCAAGGAAAGTGAAATCGAAAGATCTCGTAAACTGAGCGATCGATTTAAATTTCTGAACTCTCAAACCTGTAGTTCCGTTGTCGGTGTAAGAATAGTAGAGGATAGGTCTAGCAGTTGTTACCCTAACCACTCCAGATGTTGTGGTTTGAGAAACGCTAGTAACCTTAGTCAATCTATTTTGTCTGTTCGTATTGCCGATAGCGCAAATATCTAAGTCGGTAGAAACCAAAAGATCTCCTACAGACACAGGCGATTCGGGAACCGAAGAGCAAGTGAATGTTACAGAATCGACTCTTGAAATCACGTTAATGAATGAGTTGATTGATCCTACATCAGAGATGAAGTCAATTTTACCTGCAGAAACTGCCGTGCCCACGTTAGTTGTAGCATAAGTGGTTCCGAAAGCAGCAATATCTGTTTGCGTGCTGTCATCTAAGCTAACGTTCGAATAAGCTCTGCTCAACGTGTAAGGATATTGATCACGATCAACATCAAAAGCATTTGAGATGTATCTTAAGCTGGATCCGGTTGAATTCAACCAATATGTGTCTCCGTCCTGGAGATTTTTTACATTGATGTCATTGTAAAGAGTGCTATAAGAACCAGCCAAAAGTGTTTCCGCTGTACCGCCAGGAATTGATGGTCCAGTAGCTCCATCTGGAGAAGCAACTACATCACGATAGGTTACGTCCCAATATCCAAATTGGTAAGCGCTAGCAAAAAGAGTTACCGATGTTGTAGCATCGCCAGTTTCATAAGCATATCCAGTTAATTGGTATACCGGGGTAACTCTAATTCCCTGTGAGTAGTATGAAGCATTATCCAGAGGATGGTCGTAAGAAATTCTCAATTGACCAGATACCTCATTTACACTGCGAACTCTCAATTTAACAAGATCGTTCTCGTTATACTGGCTAATTACCGGTCCGGTTAATCCAGAAACTCCAGTTACCTTACCAACGAGGTAAGAGTTAGTAACTGGTGTGATCGATAAGAAGCTTTGGAGATTAACGCGGACACCAGTAGGACCGGTGGCGTTTGTCTGAACGTAGTGCAAGCCTCCATCAGTTAAATCGAAAGAGAATGGATTAAAGTAAGAAGCTGTAATACCAGCACTTCCTGCTGTTGCGCCATTTCCGCGGAAAAGAGTACCTGATGGCATTCCGTTTCCTGAGGTAGCACCACCGGTGATACCGAAGACGTTCTGGCTATAAAGCAAGTCAGCAAGCAATGGCTGATTGTAGCTTAAGAAGTTAAGATTCGGTGAAGATAAATCACGATCTGAGGTTAATTCGTCGATCAAGTGGTTACCAACCAAATCAATGCGAGATGGGTTAGTACAAATATCATCGAGTGCTTCTTCATTGATTGCACAGAATAAACCTGTAGATGCAGTGTTGTTATTAACTAGTGTCTGAATGTATTGGTTTGTACCATTCAAATCTACAAAATCAGGAATGATACATCCGGTTACACTCGTCACGATATTTAC